GCGTAGGGCACCAGTTTGGTGATGTCCCAACGCTCAACCTGGTCTGCGGGATTGTGTGATTTTGTGGTCATGCTGCATTGTCCTCTTTTTCAAGTCGATTTGCCACCAGCTGGGCATAGCCTGCGATGTCGATCCAGTTGTCGGCATAGTTTGGATCGCCATTCAGAATTCGTGCGATTTTGTGGGCGATCATTTCAAGGGCTTCGCGCTGGTCATCATCCAGCATTGGCCACTTGGCCCGATCCTGCATGGTGAGCTTGAGCGCCTGGCTGATCTCGGCATGGCCTTCAAAGCTGCCGTATCTGGCTTCTCTGCCTGCCAGCATTTCGTTGACGTTGGTCTGTTCTGTCATGTTAGTACCTGCTCACTTTCTTGTGGATAACTTTGCCTTTTTTCGCCGCATCCCGGTTGCCCCTTTCCCCTTCCCTATAGGGGGAAGGGGAGGGGAGGGGCAGATTTCCGGGCTTTTGCCCCTTTTGCCCCTTTTGCCCCGAGGGGCAGTTAGGGGAATTAGGGGCAAGATTTCCCCCCATTTTTCTGCATCATCATGGCACTGACTTGGGCCTCGTTGATGAAGATCCAGCCATGTTCGTAGGACTCCAAAACGCCTGCGTTAAGCATCTCCAGGATCAATCCGCCAGCTCTTGAGGCCTCGGTTTTATTTCTGGCTGTGCGTTCTGTGTAGCCGTTTTTGATCAGGAAGTTTTGCAGCCCTGATCGGCTTATGTAGGGTAAACCATTACGCATTTCGGTCGCGCTGTCCCACCATGATCGCTCAAGGGTGCGCATGGTCTCGTCATGCTTTGTGGGTTTTTTGTGGGGATTTGTGGCCAATGCTTCGTCGTCTGGGATGGCCACGCAAGTGGTTGCAGCGCCGCCGAACTTGGTTGTGCCCATCTCGATGATCTCCAGCTTGAAGTAAATCGTGTCGCCTTTGCTGGGCAGTTCGCGCTGTTTGGTGACCGTGACTGAGCGTGTGCCTTCTTTCTCTGTGACCTCGATCTCTGTGTCGATGTGGGCCCGGATGCCTGACCAGCCCCGTGCGCCTTTGGCTGCGTCTTTGCCGTTGTGGTGGATGATCATGAGGGCTGCGCCTGTGGCTGTGGCCACTTGGTCGAATCTGGCCATGACTGGCCCCATGTCCTCGCCGCTGTTCTCGTTGGCCCCTGCGCTCATTCTGGCTAATGTGTCGCCGATGATGAGGCGCACGCGCTGGCCTTTGATCTGCTCGATGGCCCTGACCAGCTCGATGACGTCATGGGCATCTTGGTCGCCGTTGTAGAAGTTCATGGGCACTGGGACCATGGCCAAGTTCTCCAGATCACAGCCGTGGTACTTTTTGATGGCCTGCATCCTGGATCGAATGCTGCCTGGGGCTTCGCTGGCCAGGTAGACCACCAGGCCTGGATCTGTCTTGCGACCGTAGCAGTCTGAGCCTGCGGCGATGGCCGTGGCCACTGAGAGTGCCCAGAATGTCTTGCCTGAGTTGCTGTCCCCGTAAACCACCACCGAGCTGCCGATGGTCATGAGGCCTTCGACCAGTTCATCTGGGGCTTCGTAATCGCTGCCCAGCTGGTCTCCGAATACGACCTTGAGCTTGTCGATCACTGCTGTTCCGGTTTGCTGAATCAAAAGCGCTGCAAGGTTGTGGCCTGCCTGCGCATAGTCGTTGGCGTCCATGCCCTCGATGGGTGGGATGACGACTCTGGCCCCGTATTTTGCGCTGGCCTGGTCTGCGTAGCGCTGGCCAACGCCGTGTTTGTCATGGTCTGCCACGATAACGATGTCCTGATTTTCACCGTACATCTCGCGCAGGCTGGCTGTGACTGGCACTAGGCTGCTGGCGCTGTAGGCCACGATGCAAGGGCGGCTGGTGGTTTCGTAGATTGTCGCAGCTGTAGCGAATCCCTCGGCCACGAATAAGGTGCCAGGCTCATCCAGTGAGCCTACCATCCAAAACTTGCCGCCTGATTTTCCGCCTGGGTGGTAGAGCTTGCCGCCATCCTCGTCAATGTATTGCAGGGTGCTGAGTGTGCCGTCTTGGTCATAAAGCGGAACCATCAAGCGCCCGTCCCCGGTGGTGCGCACGCCATGTGTCTGGATGCCTTTGCGTTTGAGGTAGGGATGATCTGGGTGAGCTGCAACACCACTGAGCCAGATCTTTTCGACTGTCTCGCTGGCGACTTGGTGCTGGCGCTCCTGTGCTGCTTCGCGCAAGACCTTGGACTCATTGATGCGCCTTGCGTGGGCCATCTCTTCAAACTCTGTGAGCTTGCGGCCAACGTCTGCACGCCATGTGACTTCCATGCCCATGCGCCAGCAACCGAACCGGCCGGCAGGGATGCCATCCCCAAAAACCAGATACCAGCCCGGCTTGTCGATGCCTGGCGTGCCCTTGGTTCCTGACTTGAAGCGGTGGATCTTGCCATCCATCAGGATCTCGTCTGGTGGTTCTAGGCCTGCTGCACGCATTGCATCAATGAGCTGTGCTTCTGGTGGTGCGACCAGTTTCTCTGGTGGCGGAGCCCATGGGCCGCCGAGGACTTTGGAGAGGTCAGCCATGCGTCACCGCCTGCGTGTCCGCCTTGAGTTTGCCGCCTGTTTTGACCTCCAGCTCATATTGCCTGCCCATTGGGGGAGTGTCGCCCCATTGGTAGATCACCTGCGGCCAAACGTCCAAGGCCTCGGCCAACTTTCGAAGGCTGCCGTAATGGTCAATTGCTTCCTGCGTCTTCATGTTTTCCACCTTTGTTGAAAAAATATGTTGACATGATAGCTTGAAATTGTGTTAAAGTCTAGGCACACCACAAACAGATTCCCTGACAGTGGTGCAAACAAAGAAAAGGAGAGCCAATCATGGCGATCAATTTGAAGACGACCGGAGGCTTGACAGCCAATGGTGTGAAGTTGTTGGTTTATGGGCAGGCTGGCGCTGGCAAGACAACGCTGGTCAAGACTTTGCCGAATGTGGTGGTGCTGAGTGCTGAGGGTGGTTTGCTGTCGATCCAAGACGCTGATCTGCCCTACATTGAGATCGCCAGCATGGATGATCTGCGCGAGGCTTATTCCTGGCTGACTTCCAGCGAAGAAGCTGGCGGCTTTCAGTCGGTTGCCTTGGACTCGATTAGCGAGATTGCGGAAGTCTGCCTGAACACTGAGAAGAAGGCGAACAAAGATCCTCGGGCCGCCTACGGTGCGATGCAAGAGCAGATGGCTGACATCATTCGCGCCTTCCGCGACCTGCCTGGCAAGCATGTCTACATGAGCGCCAAGCTGGAAAAGACGCAGGACGAGATGGGCCGGGTGCTGTATTCGCCTTCGATGCCTGGGAACAAGACTGGCCAAGCGCTGCCGTATTTCTTTGATGAAGTGCTGGCGCTGCGGGTCGAGCGCGATGCTGAGGGTGTGACGCAACGCGCCCTGATGTGCGACTCTGATGGCCTGTGGCTGGCCAAGGATCGCTCGGGCAAGTTGTCTGGATGGGAAGCCCCAGACCTGGGCGCGATTATTGCCAAGATCGGGGGCAAAGCATGAAAGTGACTAAGTACGAAAGAGAAGCCATCATTCGTTCAATCATGCATGACGTGCCTTGCACGCCAGACAACTTGCTCAGGATGGAGATTCAAAAAGCGTTTGTGGCTGCCATGAGTGCGCCCATTCAAAAGCTGTACAAGACACACCCAAAGGCACTGCGCACTGAGAGTGTTCCAAGCTGGGAGTCGGGTATGGGTTACAGAGTGGACTTTGTTGTTGGCGATGCAGATGTCAAAGAAGCCATGAAACCTTTTGTGGCCAAGAAAAAAGAACGCGACGATGCACACGCCAAGCTGAGCGCGATTGTGAACGGATGCACCACGCTGGCGCAACTCAAGAAGCTGCTGCCCGAGTTCATCTCGTACTTCCCATCCGAGGCTGAGCCCACAAAGAACTTGCCTGCTGTGGCCAACATGGTTGCAGACCTGAGCAAACTCGGCTGGCCGAAAGGTGGTGCAGCATGATGCAGCCTGACCTGAAACAACTGTCGCGCCAGTGGTTGCAACACAAGGCCGACGAGGAGAAGGCAACTGGTGAGCGCCGCAAGGTCGAGGACCAGATTGTCAAGCTGTTGGCTGTGGCCGAGAACTTCGAGGGCACTGAGACTGCGGAGCCCGAGGGCTTTGTGGTGAAGATCTCTGGCCGCATTGACCGCAAGGTCGATGGCGACAAGGTGCAGGAGCTGGCCGCCGAGTTTGGTTTGACAGACCACTTGGCCAAGCTGTTCCGCTGGAAGCCCGAACTGAATATGGCGATCTGGAAAGCGACAGACGCAACGATCACTGGGCCGTTGGCCGGTGCAATTACGGCCAAGCCTGGCCGCCCATCTTTCAAAATCATTCCCAAGGAGTAAATATCATGGCATTTCTCAACGAAGCATTTGACGTCAACGAACTGCCCCAGGGCAATGGCGGCGGTGACTTTTCACCCCTGCCAGCTGGTTGGTACACGGTGACGATAACGCAGGCCGAGCTGAAAGACACCAAGGCAGGCAATGGCCAGTACATCAAGCTGCGCTACGACGTGACTGGCCCGACCCACCAGGGCCGTGTGGTGTTTGGAAACCTGAACATCAAAAACCCTAACCAGAAGGCCGAGGAGATTGGCCGCCAGCAGCTGGGGGACATCATGCGTGCGATCGGCTTGGCCAAGGTGACGGACACCGACCAGTTGATTGGCAACAGCCTGTCGATCAAGCTGGATGTGAAGCAGGACGCGCAGTATGGCGCCAGCAACGAGGTGAAGGGCTTTAAGTCTATGTCTGGAAGTGCTGCACCAGCTGCCGCTGCTGTGCCGCCTTTTGTGAAGCAGGCCGAGGCTGCTCAGGCTGCCACTGCCAAGGCCGCGCCGCCTTGGGCCAAGAAGTAAGCGAAAAAAAATGCCCAGGCTGGTGAAGGCCTGGGCAAATTCTCAAAGGAGAGACAACATGAAGATTCCCGAGTCAGAGCATACCATCCAGGCCTTGATTGACAAGGCGCATGAGGCAAAGAAGGAGCTTCCGCGCCCTCACATGGGGGCCAGTGGGCTGGGCCACCCTTGCGACCGTTGGCTGTGGTTGTCGTTTCGCTGGGCTGTGCTGCCTGAATTCCCTGGCCGCATCTTGCGATTGTTCCGCCGTGGCCAGAATGAGGAGGCCACGATCATCAGCGACTTGCGTGCGATCGGCATGGATGTGCGCAAGGTGTCGAGCCAGCACCGTGTTGACTTTGGCAGCCATGTGTCTGGGAGCCTGGACGCGATCATCGATGCTGGTGTGCCTGATGCGCCAAAGACCAAGCATGTGGCCGAGTTCAAGACACACTCCAAGAAGTCATTCGACGCACTGGTGAAAGATGGTGTGGAGAAGTCGAAGCCCGAGCATTTTGTGCAGATGCAGGTCTACATGGCCGGGACTGGTCTGGATCGTGCGCTGTACTTGGCCGTGTGCAAGGATGATGACCGGATTCACACCGAGCGTGTGAAGTTCGACAAGGATGTGGCGCTGCCTGCGATTGAGCGTGGCCAGCGCATTGCCCTGACTGACCGCATGCCCGAGCCGTTGAGTGCCGATGCGAGCTGGTATCAGTGCAAGTTCTGTGATGGCCACGACCAGTGCTTTGGGAGCAAGACCACGAAGCAAGTGAACTGCCGAACCTGCGCCATGGCCACGCCGTTGTCAGACTCGACCTGGCACTGCGCGAAGTGGGACTCTGTGATCCCGCTGGATTCTCAGCGCACCGGCTGCGAGGGCCATGTCCTGCACCCTGATCTGGTGCCGTGGAAGCGCAAAGACGGGCCGGACGAGTTTACTGCCGTCTACGAGATCAATGGCACGACTGTGGCCAATGGAGATCCTGAGATCGAGGGCGTGTTCAGTTCGCGTGAGCTGCTGGCCAATGCTGCTGCCTGCGCGGACAAGGGCTGGACGCAACTGCACGACATGCGCAAGCAGTTTGGTGGGAGGGTTGTCGCATGAACATCGACAAATTCATCGACTGGTGGTTCACTGGTCGATGCCTAAAACATCCCGTGGTGGTAGCAGTGATTTTTTACTTGATCGGTTACGGGGTGGGGAAATCATGCTGAGAGAGTACCAACAGCGCACCATCGACCAGCTGTATGCCTGGTTCGAGGCCGGTGGCCAAGGCAACCCCTGCCTGGTGCTGCCGACTGGGTCTGGCAAGTCGCACATTGTGGCCGCGCTGTGCAAGGATGCTTTGCAGAACTGGCCCGAAACCCGTGTGCTGATGCTGACCCATGTCAAGGAGCTGATCGAGCAGAACGCTGAGAAGATGCGCCAGCACTGGCCTGGGGCGCCGATGGGTATCTACAGCGCGAGCATTGGCCGCAAGGACTTGGGGGAGCCGATCACCTTTGCTGGCATCCAGTCGGTGCGGAGCAAGGCGCGAGAACTGGGGCATATCGACCTGGTGATCATTGACGAGTGCCACTTGGTCAACCACAAAGACGAAGGCGGTTATCGCAAACTGTTGGCCGAGCTGAAAGCCATCAACCCGAGCCTGCGAGTCATTGGCCTGACTGCGACGCCGTACCGCTTGGGGCATGGCCTGATAACCGACAAGCCTGCCATGTTCGATGACCTGCTGACGCCTGTGAGCATCGAGGAGCTGGTGTTCAAGGGTTACTTGTCCACGCTGCGCTCGAAGATCACCAAGGCCAAGCTGGATGTGTCTGGTGTGAAGAAGCGCGGGGGCGAGTTCATTGAATCTGAGCTGCAAGCTGCTGTGGACACGGACGACAAGAATCAAGCTGTAGTGCGTGAGGTGGTTGCCCTGGCTGGTGAACGCAAGGCGTGGCTGTTCTTCTGTGCTGGTGTGCAGCACGCGCAGCACGTGGCCGAAGCCCTGCGCCAGCAGGGGGTGCTGGCTGAGTGTGTGACCGGGGACACGCCGAAGAAGGAGCGCGAGCGCATCCTGACCGACTTCAAAGCTGGGCGACTGCGTGCGCTGACGAACGCCAACGTGCTGACGACTGGCTTTGACTATCCCGACATCGACCTGGTGGCCATGCTGCGCCCGACGATGAGCGCGAGCCTATACGTGCAGATGGCCGGCAGGGGCATGAGGGTCAAGAGCCACACCGATCACTGCCTGGTGCTGGACTTTGCTGGCGTGGTGGAGACCCATGGCCCGATCACGAACGTGCAGCCGCCGAAGAAGGCAAGCGGAGACGGTGATGGTGAAGCGCCCGTGAAGGTGTGCGACCACTGTGGGGAGCTGGTGCACATCTCGGTGATGACCTGCCCGTCGTGCGGTGAGCAATTCCCCGAGCCGGTCAAGAAGGCGATGGTGTTGAGAAACGACGACATCATGGGGCTGGAGGGCAAGGAGCTGGAGGTCAGCAGCTGGGGGTGGCGCAAGCACATCAGCAAGGCCTCGGGCATCGAGATGCTGGCTGTGACGTATTACGGTGGGCTGAGTGATGCGCCGATCACTGAATACTTGCCGATCATGCACGAGGGATATGCTGGCCAGAAGGCGATGGGCCTGCTGTTGAGCATTGCGAACAGCGCCAGCATTGTGCCTGGTGGCCTGAAAGTGCAGACGATGGTGGAGATGGTGCAGAACATGAACAACGCCACGCCGCCGAAGCTGATCGAGTACCGCAAGGACGGAAAATTTTACAGAGTGATGAAACGGAGCTGGGAATGATGATCGACGAATTGGTGAAGGCGCAAAAGCTGCGCGTGTGTGATTTGTGCAAGCTGGCCAAGGAGCCGAGAGGCGGGATTGAGCTGCGTGCGAAGTGGCACTGCGCCCGGTGCTGGGTGAAGGCAATGCAGAAGGGGCTGAAATGAGCAGACACGCCGAACCCGAGTTCTTGGTCCAGTGGCGCGAGTGGGATCGCGCTGGGCCGCCACGCTGCTGCCACACCTGTGAGCATTACGGCAACGATGGGCTGTGTGTGGAGTTCTTCATGAAGCCGCCAAAGGAGTTTGCCGATACGGTGGGCGAGTGCCCGAAATGGGAGCGCGAATGTCCATTCTGACTGACCGAATCCCGACCGAACACGAAGAACAGCGCGAGCTGGTGCGCTGGTTTCGCCAGACGTACAAAGGGGTGCGGATCTTTGCGATCCCGAATGGTGGGGCGCGAAGCCCTGCCACTGCTGGACGCTTGAAGGCCGAGGGCGTTTCCTCTGGCGTGCCTGATCTGTGCATCCCTGCCTGGAAGCTGTGGGTGGAGATGAAGCGCACGAAGGGCGGGAGCGTGAGCCCAGAGCAAAAGGACTGGATCAAATACCTCGAAGATGTGGGTTATTGTGTTAAAGTGTGCAAAGGTGCTGAGGCTGCAAAAAAGCAGATTCAGGCCTTTGTAACCATTGAAAATTTAACGGAGTGAAACCCATGAGCACACGCATTTACCTGGTCACCGATGTGGAGACCAACAAGCACCGCCTGATCCGCGCCAGCAACCAGGCGCAGGCGATCAAGTACGCAGCCCAGACCCGGTTCGACATCGAGGTGGCTGGCCAAGATGACCTGGTGAGCCTGTTGACTGGTGGCACGGCCATCGAGCTGGCTGGAGCTGGGGCCACGATGGACATGTTCGAGGAAGCGATCGGCAACGCTGGGGGGACAGACTGATGACCACCGAAAAAGTGAAAGATCGTTACATGACGATGCGGCTTCCGGCCGATGTGGAGCGTGAGCTGCGCAAGATGGCCGAGGCGAATACGCGCACGCTGGCTGCGCAGATCCTGCACTACGTGAAGCAGGGACTGGCGAAGGAGGTGAAAGCATGAGCAAGCCTGATCCATACGCAAGCGTGACGGAAACGCTGTCGCTGTTGAAGCCTGACAAGCGGAGCATGGCCGAGATCACCATCGACCGAATGGTGGACGAGCTGGGAGCCTGGGAGCAGGGGGCCGAGCCTTTTGTGGTGGCACGCCAGATCGCTGTGGCTTTGCTGGAGGAGATTCAGACGAGCAACTTCAAGCGCACCGCTGCCTGGTTGAAGGCCTGCGGAAAAGAGCCGAGCGCCGAGAACATGAGTGTGCAGGTGGGTTGCATGATCGAGGAGTTCTGCGAGCTGCTGTCGTGCCTACGTACCGACTCTGAGGGCTATGGCAAGCTGATGGATCGCACGCGCCTCGACTTGGAGTGGTTCGCCAGCAAGTTGAAGCGCCGCGACCAGGAGATCTACATCCCGCACCACCTGCGCACCGATGCCCTGGACGCTCTGTGCGACATCGAGGTCACTGCCAATGGCGTGGCTTACCTGGCCGAAATGGACAAGCCTGGTGCAGACCGTGCTGTGCTGGACTCCAACGACGCCAAGCTGGTCGATGGCAAGCCGGTGATCTTGGAGGGTGGAAAGATCGGAAAGCCTGCCGGTTGGACTGCGCCAGATCTGCGGGGGTTTGTATGAAGAAGGCCGGGAAGAGACGCCCGGCCCAAAGGGAGAAGCGCTACACGATCATCGACGAGATGATGGCCAGCCCGACCGAGCCGCTTCCTGTGGCCTGGAAAACGTACCAGCTCACACGGATGTACGAAGGCCTGGCTGCAATGGAAAAAGCGCCAAGCCCTACGACTGACGACTGGCGGGTGGTGTCGGATGCGGTCAACCTGATGGAGACCCTGATCGAGACCATGCAAGTGTGCGAGGAC